CCATGGTCTGGCATTTCTACCATTGCATTCATTTTAAAATAAGGCAATTCAAAATGTCCAAACATATATTTGCAATCTAACTTGTTTAGTTTTTTATGCTCATCGCCTACAAGCCAAGGTATAATAGCAACACCATCTTCACAGAAGTGTTCATCTATCATTACAATGTTGGGCAAGTCTCTAGCAAACTCTATACTGTTTAGGTCACGTTTTTCTCTGTAATATAAATCGTGATTACCTAAAATCATATAGACTTTTTCAAATGATTCATTTAGTAATTTTAAATCTCTAATTGTTGCATTCATAGTTGCAATATTAATACTTGCTCTATGATGATGCCAGTCACCTAAAAATATACATGTTTCACAATCTCTTGCTTTGGCTTCTGCTATAAACCAATTTACGAAATCGTTACAGTCTTTTAAATGCTGTCTACTATTTTGTTTTAAGCCGTAATGTATGTCTGTAAAACATGCGGCCCTTTTAAAAAGGTTTGCCATATGTTAATTACTCGTTACCAGGATTATTTTCCAATTCATTTTCAGCGGATTCTCTCATTGCCTTGAGTTCATTTTCATGTTGAATCTGCCTACCATAACTTGGTAAGTGTCCTTGTTCAATTAATATATCGTCTCTTATTGTTTGGTTACGTTTTTCTAAATTTAATACTCTAGTAAAACTGTTATTAACAGTAGCAGTATAATAAGCAAACGGATTATCTGATTTTGCTTCATTAAATTGCAATCCAATCTGTGCCAATTGCACTAAAGCAGTACCACGCATTTCATCTACATAAGTGTAACCTCTCCAGTTACCTCTTTGACTATAACGTTCTACTAACTTCATAAACATTTTGCCTAATTCATTTGTAATCTTTCCGTGGTCAACTGAAAAGTGTCCGTTATGTAGTCCACCTACCCAGTGACTTCTTACAACTTCTCTAGGATTAATACCTTTACTGTCTAAGATGTAATGTTTGAATGGTGGAAAGTTTACTTTTGCTTTTGTATCTGCAATAGTTTTAGTAGTTTTCTTACGACCAATCTCATCTGGTATATGGTCATACGTCATAACTCTAAATACTAATTCATCTACAGGAATAGATTTTGGATCTACTGCAAAGTCTTTCTGTTTAGGCTTTTTAGTCCAATTGCCTTCTGCAATGGATTTCTGATATGCTTCAGTTTGCATTTTAGAAGCACGATTTTCTTGTGCTTGTTTAATTGCTGTTTTGTTAATTTTTTTAACAGATTCTACTATTAAATCTACATTTGCAAACTTATCATCCTGTACATAACAGTATGTTAGTTTACTTTTGTGTATCTCTTTTAGTATGTCTTTGTTATTAAGATAGTTGACTCTTCTTGGTTGTGTCATTTTTTCTCCTCAAAACTATCGTTCGTTTATATTGTATTATACACATTTACAAGTGTTTGTCAACATAATTGTAAAATGGTACTAATCATTAAAGTATGTTTTTATTTATCATGATAAATACAATTAGGAGATACTAATATGGCAGATAATGACAATTTTTACTCGTCTTTAAAACGTTTTGAAGGTGTAGTACCAGCAGACACTACAGCCATCAGTGCAGAAACTGATGATAGAAATTCTTTTAAAAGCAAAGATTGGAGAGCAAGAATTCGCCCTAAAAAAGGTGGTGAGGACTGGGCATACGGTTTAGTAGACAGTAAGGGTAACAAACAAGACTCAATATTACAGCCTTTAAAAGACAGAGGTGGTATAGTATTTCCTTATACACCAAACTTATATCTACAAGCAAGTGTTGACTACAATGAAGCGATGCAACACGGGTCAAACTATCCATTTTATACATACATGAATAGCAGACCACCAACATTACCATTGCAAGGTCAATGGACTGCAAATACATTAGAAGAAGCACAATACTTGTTAGCAGTATTCCATTTCTTAAGAACAGTTACTAAAGCATTCTATGGAGATGCTAGTGTTAAAGCAGGTACATACGGAACTCCCCCTCCAGTGTTGTTATTTGAATACTTAGGAGATTATGGTTTTAACAAAGTGCCAGTTGTAATACGTTCATACAACTTCCAATTACCTGACGGCGTAGATTATGTTCCAGTTAAATATGATGGTAAAACTACATATATGCCAACAGAAACAGATATAATGATTGAAATGGCACCACAGTACACATACAAGAAACTCAGAAAGAGATTCGACTTACAAGGCTTCACTAGTGGCAAAGCATACAAGGATGGATTTATATAATGGCTGGTTTTCATAGCAACGAAAGTTTTTTAAAAAATGCACCAGTAAATGACTTTTATCTGGACATAAACACTTTGCCAAAAATTCCTAATTCAATATCCGATGATATCTATACAATAGAATCTAAGTATGAAAACAGACCGGATTTATTAGCACATGAAAGATATGGTTCAACAAACTTATGGTGGGTGTTTGCATTGAGAAATCCAGACCTATTAGTTGATCCTCTTGAAGATTTTGTTGCTGGTTTAAGTATTCGCATACCACCTAGAGAAACTATTGATAGAATTATTGGATAATCATGTTTAAGTCAAAGAAGAAAGACGATAAGAAAAAGAAAGAGAATATTACTAAAGAAGATAGGTATCTTGGATTAGTACAAGGTAATGTCTTAGATAATTTTCAAAATCCTACATACAATTTAAAACTGTATATGATTCCTGCAGAAACATCTGACGGTGGTGGTTGGCTGAGAGGTTGCAAAGCCGCCAAACCAGAAGAAACAGTTGTTATTGCACAGACTAGTGTAACAGGTGTACAAATAGATAATTTAGATATACAATTTGTACAAGGTCCAAATACAGGAAACAGTACAGCAGTAAGAGCCGCTTTTACACTTAAACAACCAGGTGCGGCAGATTTACTTGACCAAATACAAATAGCAAAAATGGAACTTGGACATTATATGTATGCTGACGTTCCTTTATTCTTAGAAATAAATTTCCAAGGTTACAAAGATGATGTAGCAGACAACGAAGCAGAAGGAAGTCCAACACATATTGCGGGACCTTTTATATATCAATTAAAAATTGCAAAAGTATCGATAGCCATTGACCATTATGGTAGTGATTATGAATTTGAATGTCCTATAGGAAATTCTGAAGCATACAATGACTTTTATTATAAGTTACCCAAAGACATGTATGTACAAGGACAAACTATCGAAGAAATGACTGAACACTTAAAAGAAAATTTAAAAAAATATAAAGAAGATAATTTGCTAGAAGAAGAAATGCATGATGAAATACATTTCGATTTATCTGATATTCAGGCTAAAATAAAAAATAGAAGTTTGCTTGTTGGTAGTAATAGAGGTAACAGAAAGAATGCAGAACAAGTAAACAGATTAATTAACGCACAATCACAAGGTATTAAAACAAAAGAAGATTACGAAAAAGCATTAGAAGATAATCCAGATAGTTTAGATGGAGGAGTAACAGTAGAAAGTGCTGGTTGGGGTACAGCACAGCAAATTAACATGGTTGAAGGAACAAACATGAATCAGTTCTTTACAACAATGTTTGTGATGTGTGATGATTTCTTAGAAGGAACATCAAGGAAAAAAATATTTAGAGATTATTCTGTAGACGAAGATGGGTTTGATTTGAATCAAACATTTACACGTTGGTACAGAATAAGAGCAGATGTAGAATATATAGGGTTTGATACTCGCAGAATGAAGTATGCTAAAAAAATTACTTACAAACCAGAAATATATGAAACACATAACGACAATCAAAACATTGCCGCGGCAGAAGGAGACTTGGACAGCGAACAAGTTACAAAACATATACAAGAACTTAAAATTAAAAAAGCATATCATTATTTGTACACAGGATTGAATGACCAAGTATTAGATGCTAGTATTCAATATAACGCAGGACAAGTTTTACTTGGCGCACCAGGTGGTGGTAGATTAGGAGATATGAGTACTAATCCTAATAAAAATACTGCAAATATTAATAAGAATGCAGACACCTCTGGAAAAGATGATGCGGCTACACAGGCTTCTCAGCAAAGTCAACAAGCAGGAGCATTTAAAAAACAAATTACAGGTGACAAAGAATTCCAAAAGAAATTACAAAGTGATTTGAGAATGAGCGATGACGAATTCAAAGATTTTGTAAAAGATAAAGAAAGAGTAAATGACACAGCAAAAGCATTAGCATTTACAAATTATCAAGCAGGTAGTAGAGGTTTACAACCAACAGGAAATAAAAGCAGTGGTGGTAGCGGTACAGGATCTGAAGATGGTCAACTAGATGGAAACTATAAACCTGAAGCAAGTGGATACTTATATAGTGCAGACTTAGTTGATGATTTAGGTGGTAGTGAAATCATTATAGGCGAAATGTCATCTTATGTTGATAATCAACGTAAACTTAATACTGTAAGAAATGCCGCCAACGGTGTAAGCACAGAACCAAGAACATCATATGTGTATGGGCCTAGTATTGTATCTACAAGCGGAGATACAAGTGATGGTACAAATGCCGCAACACTATTTGGATACATGTATCAAAACGTAAATGATGCAAGTATATTAGTAGAACTAGGTTTGTCAGTGAGAGGTGATCCTTGGTACTTAGGCCCTGCGACTACTAGACAAGAAGCAATGACACCAGTTACTCCAAAGTCAGCACAAGAAGAATATGAAGAAGCAGAAGATAAAAAGGAACAAGAGGGTATTGTATATACAGGAACAGATAACTTCTTTTTATTCACAATGCAAACACCACGTGTTAGAGACCCTAATTATGATGATGAAGATGAAAATACAGGGTACATGAAAAATGTTGGAACTGCTTATTTCATTAGTGGTGTATATAGAATAGTAAGTGTAACTTGTTCATTTGGTGGTGGAGAATTTAAAGTAGAGTTCGAAAAAGCACCAAAAGAAACTAGTTTAGCATTAAGTAAGTTTGATATGACAGCAGTAGCATACGATAGCAAAGAAGAAAGAGAACAAGAATTAGCAGTGATTGAAAATCAGCAAAACGCAGAATCCGAAGCGGCAGTTGAAGCCTACCTTGCGGCACAAGGAGGAGATGACTAATGCCATATAGACCCGATTTCTTCCAACACAGAAGAAAAAATCCTAGAGACAAGTTAAGAGAAAATGCAGAACTTGACTATGGTATCTATTTGGCTGAAGTTATTGTTAGACCAAAAGATGATACACATAGCGGACGTATTCCTGTGTATATACCTATGCTGGCAAAAGATAGAAATGACCCCAACGGTTATTACAATGCATATTGGAGTTCACCATTTGCAGGTAGCACACCAAGTGAAAAAGTAGGACAAAATGTAAGAAGTTACGATGAAACTATGAAAACATATGGTATGTGGATGGTGCCACCTGACCCAGGTAACTTTGTATTAGTTATATTTGGTGACGGTAAAAAGAAAAATCCAATTATTATAGGATGTATGTTTCCGGATCAAATGCAAAACATGGTTCCTGGTGTTCCTTCAGGAACAACATATGGTAGCAGTTTACCTTTACCAGTTGCAGAAAAGAATAAAAGAGAAGATGATCCAAGCCACGGTAAAGAAGCAAACAGACCATTACATCATATTTTAACAAAAGCAATATTGGACCAAGGATTAATTAATGATCCTATAAGAGGTACAACAACTGCTGGTGCGAGAAGAGAAAGTCCTTCACAAGTTTACGGTATATTAACACCTGGCCCAGAAGAGCCAAGTTTAACAACAGGCAAAAAAGACGGTACAAACAGACGTAGTGGACACCAGTTTGTTATGGACGACAGTTTAGACCAAAGGCACATACGTTTAAGAACTGGGTTAGGTAACCAAATATTAATGGACGATACTAATGGTATTATCTATGTAATTAATGCAAAAGGTACTGCTTGGGTAGAACTAGCACAAAGTGGTAGTATTCATGTGTTCAGTGATGAAAACATCAACATGCGTAGCACACAGGATATAAATTTTAGAGCAGACAGAAATATAAATTTTGAAGCAGGTGAACAAATTAATATTCGTGCAGGTGTATATGGTGAAGACGAATTAGGAAAAATTAAAATAGAAGCAAGTGAAGGTGTAGAATTATTAGCAACAAACAATTTTAATGCAACTGTAGGAAAAGAACTAAATTTTAAAGCAGATGCTAATTACAAAATTGAAGCAACACAAGATGGACATTTAAAAGTTGGCAACATACATAAAATTAGTGGTAGTGAAATTATGGAACATGCTGGTGGAGAAATTAATTCACAAGCAGGTGGAAATAATAATGTAATAGGTAGTAATGTAAATCTTAACAGTGGTGGTAGTGCCCAAGAGGCAGACCCAGCCGCAGTAGTGGAACAATTCCAAACAGAAGACATTGATGATGTACCAGCGGCTTTACCAGGTTGGGACTACAATGAGAAAGAACCAGGTGAATCAAATCCTTTGCCAACAGAAGGTGAACGTGACGGTACTGCAGAACCTATAAACAGTATATTAAAAGTTATACCTACCAGAGAGCCTTGGGCAGGACATGCCGCGGCTACAGCCACAACACAAGATCCAGCAAAAATGAATCAATCTACGGAGGCTACAAAAAATACACCTGCAGGTGCTATTGTACAAAGTGATACAGCCGCCGCAACAACTACTGCACCAGATGGTAGTGTAGATATTGGTACAGGATACAAACCAGAACAAGGTAAAACAAAACCAGACCAATTTTCAGAACCTATCTATAAAAAGTCAGGTATCAAAAATACTATGGACGATGTTACTAGTATGGCAGGCAACATGGACAAAAACGGATTGGCAGATGCTGGAGCACAAGTTTTACAAAGTGCTGGTCATAGTATGCCTATACCAGCAAAGATGCCAAGTGGTGCTTCAACAGTAGGGTACGGACATATATTAGATAAAAATGAACTTGATGCTGGTGCTACAATATTTGGCGATGGTAAAATTTTAGACCCACAAGGCGATTTTAAAAATCCTGGTATGAAAAGACCTGCAAGTGAATATGCAGACATCATAATGAATGAAACTGAAAAAGGAATATTAAATTATGGCTTGGCAAAAATTGCAGGGTCAGATGGCAGTTATCAAATCGAAGGAACAAAAAATACTATTATACACAAATTAACATCTGCAATGAGTACAAATGTTGCTAAACAATTAGGTAGTGCAGGATTAAGCACAACAGGTGCCGTAATTGCAAGTTCATTGTCAGGCAGTAAGTCGACTAGAAATGAAGTTATGGCTATGGCTTTATTTGGCAACAGTATAGGCGAACAAAATTGGTATAATAGTGCTGTAAGAAATGCTGTCAGAGATGGCAATACAAAAAGACTTATACCAAACTTAATGCAACAATGGATTACTAATGATATTTACAGACCAACACTAAAAGCAAGACGTATATATGAAGCAACACTATTTGGTATGCCTGATTTTTATGACTTACGAGAAACACCCAGAGCAAATGGAATGGGTTGGGGTATATTAGCAAATAGACTTAGACGTAAACAATATGAATATTTTGCAGTAGATGGAATGAGACCACCAGGTGGAGTGCATATATCTCCTAACTTTATGCCTAGAGGTCCAATGGGCATGGCACCTCCGTTTAATCCGTATAATCCTCCGTACGGTCAAAGACCGCCACAGTTTGGATACGATCCGTTATCTTTCTTAGATCCTAGGAATAATAGATTCTTTTAAACTTTTTCTTTTTTAAGTTCGTCGTTTAAAGCATGTATTCTTTTATATGCTTCGTACTTTCCGTCTTGTTCTTCTTTGACGCATCTTTCTAATATGCTTATTTGATTTTGCAGATAAGTGTTTTGTTTTTGTAATTCTACTAGTTGTATTCTTAATTGTTCTTCTAGTGTGTCGTTTAACAGTTTATTTTGTTTCATTGAAAAACATGTCCTTTATTAGTTCAACAACTTCCATTGAAAACAATAGTTCGTTATGACTTAAAGCAAGTTCTATGTTGTTTACATTTGTAAATGTACTAGGTACTTGTTTTTGTGTCTCTACTGTCAACAATCCATCGTTAGGTGCTCCCATACCTGCAAGAGCATTACCGGATGACGAAGTTCCAGTTGATATAATATTAATTATCGGAAATTCCAATTTTGTCTCAGATATTGCATTCAAAAGAGGACTTCCTGGTTGTGTATTTTTAAATAGTTGACTTTGCCTAAAAACTAAAGCCAACCATTTTGCTGTTCTGCTTCCTGCCCATGGACTAGATAAAGTAACAAGATTATTTACATTCTTATATTCTTTACTAAACAATGTAGCAAGTAAACAACCATAACTATGAGCAATAATACTTACGGGCTCGCCTTCAAACTCTTGGTCTGCCAAAAACTGAAATCTTTTTAGTATTTTGTCAGGCTCCTCAGCGGTATCGTATTCCAAACACAAATCATTGTGTTCAGGTAAAAATATTTTTAGGAAATTATAACTCAATTTACTTTGTCCACTTCCGTGAACAAAAATTAAGTTAGGTTGTTTGTGCATCCTTAACGAGTTCCTCCATTTGGTCAAACTCGATTGGTATCTTGTTTTTCTGACCTACCATATTAACCATTTCAAAAAGAACATACTTCTTGGTATGATAGTCATATATTCCTAATGAATGGACCCTTTTGCCTTCTTTGTGAAGCATTTTTCTAAATCTAGGACCGTATCCTGTTGATCCTTCATAGTTATTTGCTTGAATTTGCTTGTTTGCCGAATAGGCTTTTTGTACGATTTCTTCAAATCGGTCTAAAACATTTTTCATTTAATTACCTTATATAAATGTAAAACACACAACTATTGCTAGTTGCTCCTACATGTACTTATCTAGTAGGTTTTACAATGACTCAAAAAGTGGTTTATTAAAACTAGTTTTAATGGTTAGTGATAAATATTGATATGGCAAACATTTACAAAGGGTTTAGTACAATAGGAAAGGTTAGGGCACCTTTTACTGCTATAGACGGAGAGTTAATCAAGATTGATTTACTCAATGAATTGAAAGCAAGAAAAGGGGAACGAGTTATGAGACCTAACTTCGGAACCACAATACATGACATATTGATGAATCCTTTAGATGAATTTGTTATTGAAGAAGTCAAAGATGAAATTAGAAGAGTCATAGAAAAAGACCCCAGAGTAAAGATAGATGAAATTTTTACTCAATCATTAGACCATTTAATAAGAGTTCAAGTACAACTTAAATTTTTGCCAACCCTAGACGAGGATAGATTATATCTTGAATATGCTAGGACAGACGTAGAGATTTAAAATGGCAGTAAACAGTAGACAAAATAATTTATTTGCGGCGGAAGATTGGGAAGTAGCCTATCAGGCATACAGCCAAGTAGACTTCCAAGCATATGATTTCGACACCATGCGTACAGCAATGGTGGATTATATCAAAACTAATTTCCCAGAAAACTTCAATGACTATATTGAAAGTTCAGAATTTATTGCCATCATAGAACTACTTGCATACTTGGCTCAAAGTATTGCATTTAGAATGGACGTAAACACAAGGGAAAACTTTTTAGAAACTGCTGAAAGAAAAGACAGTATTTTTAAACTTGCAAGACAATTAGGTTACAATCCAAAACGTAACATTCCTGCAAGTGGACTTATGAAGATTGTCAGTGTAGCAACATCAGAACCTTTAACAGATAGTTTAGGCAATCAATTACAAGCAAGAACAGTTAATTGGAACGATGCTAACAACTCAGACAGTTATGAGCAATTTATTACAATATTAAATAGTGCATTTGGAAATGTAAACAGATTCAGTAAACCTGTAAAAACAGGAACAATCGATGACATAGTTACAGACTTGTATGAAATAAACACACCTGTAACTAATCCTTTAACACAATCATTTGTAGCAAATTTAAATGGCTTGGACAGAAACTTTGATTTTGTAAATGCAGACTTTACAGACAACAAAGCAATTTATGAAAAGCATCCAGATGCTACAAACAACTTTGGTATTATACATAGAAACGATGGCTTAGGATTAAGCAGTAAAAACAACGGCTTCTTTTTAATGTTTAGACAAGGTGTACTAAACAGCACAGACTTAAATTTTGTAGAGCCTGTAGAAAATAGAACTGTAGATATAGATGTTGCAAACATCAACGAATTAGATTGTTACTTACAGCAAGTAGATGCCGCAGGTAACACAATTAGAAAATGGGTTAAAGTTCCAAATACAGTTGGACAAACATTACAATATAATACAAAAGCAGAAAACACAGGTGCCTTATACGCCATACAAAACAGAGGAGATGGCGGAGTAACATTACAATTTGCAGATGGTAACTTTGCAGAAGTACCTACAGGGTCTTACAAATTTTATTACAGAACAAGTGACCCAGAAAGATTTCAAATACAACCAGACGATGTTGGTAACGTAAATGTAGATATACCTTACAACAATGCAGAAGGTGTAAGTTACACATTATCTTTAACATTAAGATTACAAAGTAGTGTTAATAATAGTTTGCCGGCAGAAAGTGCCACAGGTATTAAAGAAAGAGCACCGCAAAGTTTTTATGCACAAGACAGAATGGTGTCTGCACAAGACTATCAAGTATTACCTTTAAGCAAAAGCACAAATATTGCCAAACTTAAAGTTACAAATAGAACACATGCTGGGCATAGTAGATATATTGACATTACAGATCCTACTAGCACATTCCAAACTACAAATGTATTAGCAGAAGATGGGGCATTGTTTATTGAAGATAGTAACATATCTAAAAACTTTATCATAGATAACAACAATACACCTAACGAACAAATTACTAAACTGTTACCAATATACTTAAAACAGTTAGAACTTAATGATTTTATATACAGTGACTTCAGAGACAAATGGTTATTAAGAGAACCAAACAAATTTAATTTAGCATTGTATGGAATTAAATGGCAAACGTTGCCTAAGACTGCACAAAATGTAACAGGGTATATGACAGAATCCTTTACACAAAATGGCACAGTAACAGATGTAAACATAGCAAATCCTAGTTTACAACTTATACAACCTGGTCATTTAATAAGATTCCAAAACCCTGCAGACATTACAGAATGGAAATGGGTAAAAATTAAAAGTATTAGAGATAACGGCAAACGTGTAAGTACCAATACAACTGTGACAGGACCTATCACATTAAGTGAAGCAGTACCTGAGGGTTGGGAAGGTGTACAAGTTATTACAACATTAAGGAAAGCATTTTTTGATACAGAGATTACATCAATCACAAATGCTATGAATCTAAAACAAAGTTTTGCATTAGGATATAATCCTAGTTCAAATTCATTCTATGTAATTAGTAATAATGATACATCTACCAATGAAGTGTTTGATATTAATAACGCAGAAGACAAGTCAGGAAACGGAAGAGATAGAAGTTGGCTACTAAAATTTGATTATGTTCCAATTGATTCTCTAAGTCATAGATATAATGTTACAATCAGAGGAATACGTTATGTATTCGAAAGTTTTGAAGATGTTAGATTTTACAACGTAAACGAAAACAGAATTGTTGATAGTTTTACAGGTACAGCAAAATATGATACTGTTGAACTTACTACACTTAATAACAAATCAAGAAGTGAAGAAACATTTGAATGGAGTGATTCAGGCACAGACTTTGTAGGTGATGCTTGGTATTCAACTAAGATTGGACAAAGTTTCCAAACAATACCTTTAAAAAATAGAGACACAAGATTTGACCAAGTAGAAGCAAGACTTGTAAGTAACTTTGGTTTGTATAGAAATGCTGATACAAGTGCTAATAATTTTGTTCAAGACGCAGTAATAGAATTAGGCACAAACTTTGATACTTCAGATTTAACAAGTAACACAAACGTAACTATTGCAAATAACACAGGTGTTGTTCACAGTTTACCTAGTAACATTGTAATTAATTTTACAAATACTACTTTTGGTTATAATATTTTAGATTCAAATGGTAATGTAAGTTATAGGTTTGAAAATACGAACTATAACAACGGTAACGTTATGGGTAGCGGACATATTGAAGTAACAAATGCAAATGTTTCAGCACAAACAGGAACATTAAGAATTAGTAATTTTAATAATAAAAGACATTATGCTATTGACAGTTCAGGGTTGGCAAGTAAAGATAAATTGACAATCACGTATATACAAGATAGAGAAAGATTAACAAAACCTATCACATATAGTGCGGTAGGTAATTTCAGTTATCCAGACGGATATATTGATCCAAGAAAAGTTCAAGTCACACCAATTAACACTACTGGTGATGACAGTCCTGATAATCCAATTCAGTTTGCAGACTTTGTTGCAACTGATGATGTGATTCTTTATGAGGACTATAATAGTTTTGACGGGTACACATATACAAAACCAGTTAAAGCAGGAATACTAGATTTAAGAAGAGAAAATGGTGTAAACTTTAATGCAGACTACAGCAAGATTGCAGGAGACTCTACAGGTGATGCCACAAACAACACAGGTAAAGTTTATAATACTGCTGATTATGATTACTATATGGTAAAAAGTGAAAGTATTATTAATACGTTTGATAACACTAACATAGGTGGTAAGTTACATAATAAAAAAGTTTATGCTAAAGACACAGGCAAAGTTTATATTATGACATATAGTAGTACAAACTTAAATGTTGTAAAACACTATGAGAGTTCTAATCACAGAGCAAAACATGGTAAGTCATTTACACAAAACACTTTATCGTCTTATCAAGAAGGTGTAATATTCAAGTGGCAACATATTGCAAATAATAGTATGAGGATAGATCCAAGTATTAGTAATGTACATGAAATGTTTATATTAACAGAAACATATCACGATAAAGTTAAATCATATTTGAATGTTCCAGGAACTGCATGGCCCAAAGAACCTACAAGTTCTGAATTAGAAAATGAGTTTGCAATACTAGAACAATTCAAAGCGGCAAGTGACCAACTATTATTTAAGAGTGGTAGATTCAAATTATTATTTGGAGATGATGCAGAACAAAGTTTACAAGCAAGATTAAAAGTGGTAAGATTGCCTGGCACAAGTTTAAGTGATAATGAAATAAAAACAAATATTATTAATGCTATTAATAGATATTTTGATATTGATAATTGGGAATTTGGTGATACATTCTACTTTACAGAATTAAGTAGTTTTATTCATCAGCAAGTAGGTAATTCAATAGGTAGTATTGTTATAGTACCTAAGAGTACAGCAGGAGTATTTGGAGATTTATTCCAAGTTAAATGTGAGTCAGATGAATTATTTTTAAGTACAGCAAAAGTTACGGACATTGATATTGTAGATAAACTTACAAGTGAAAATTTAAGACCAAGCAGAGTTGGAGCACAATCATTTAGTAGTTATGATAATTCTACCGAAGCAATTGGTCCTTATGCTATTGACGGATACTATCCATTATATGCAACGGCAGAGGCGGCTAATTTTGCAGGAAATGGTTCACACCATACGCATGTATTTTTTGGTAAAACATTTTATATGCCAAATGGAGTTACATTCTATCATGGCAACTATGTTGTTGAAACTGGTACAAGTTCTTCTACAAGCACAGGAGCCGGAAATGCAAACGTAACAAATAACACATTAGGTACTAGTGCTTCTTCTTCAGGTTCAGGCGGTAGCGGCGGAGGAGGCTCCGGCGGTGGCGGAGGAAGTGGTTCAGGCTATTAATTGGTAAAGTAGATGGCAGATAAGAAATACACAAAACTACCAGTAGTTAATCAAACAACAACTATCAAAAACTTTTTTGATACTACTGTTGAGCAACTGTTCTCAAAAGCAAATATTGAGAACGTAAGTGCTTATATTGGTTCAAAAGACTTTACAGTATTTGATCCTAGTGACACTTATCTAATTGAGCCCACAGCAGATAGAGACAAATATAGTTTAGAGCCTGTAGTAAACAATATTAATCAACTTTCAGGTAGAAGTGAGAACAATGTTTTCTATGAAGACTTTTTAAATATTTTAGAAAGTTCTGGTGCAGATAAACAAAATCAAAACACATTGTTTGATTCAAACTTTTATAGTTTTCTACCACCAATTAACATTGACAAATTTATAAACTATCAAGAATATTTTTGGAGTCCAACAGGACCTACACCAAAAATTATAAATGGTACAGCAACAAATCCCATAAACGTTGAAAAAGATATATTAGGTAAGAAAACTTTTACAGCACCCGACGGCACACTATTTAAAAATGGTATGATAGTATCCTTTGCAGGAGACTATGTAATACCTAATACTTACAAAGATGAAAAACGTTGGATTATAGAAGGTGTTGGCGAAAGCATAATGTTGATTAACAGAGACCAAAACTTTGCTACAACATTTAGTACAGAAGATTATATTTTATATGATAGAACAATTATAGATACTTCTACAGATACATTAATAAACACAAACAATGATCCTAATGATACAAGATTTAAATCAGGGGGATTAGTTGGAGTTGCAAATTATGTGGACGTAGATGGATTTTCGTATTCAGGTGCTAACCAAGTAGATGCTACTACTGGTAGCCCAATGTGGGACGGTTATGTAACTCCAGTAGGACTGCAACTACAGTATGTTGTAGGTGGTATTGGTGCATACGACACAGAACCTTACGACAGTGATAATACACAAGAAAATCCAGACTACATTATGATGCAACGTGGTGCTAGAGATAATAATGTTTGGAGTAGGATTAACTTTTGGTATCACAGACAAAACTTCTTAGACGCAGGTGACCAACTTCCAAATAAAGGCAAAAGAGCAGTAAGACCTATTTTAGAATTTGATAGAGATATTGAACTGTATAATTTTGGTACAAAAGGTGTAGACGCAGTAGAGATTGCGGCTTTTGATAGTTTAAAATCAGATGTAGTAGGCAGACCAAACGGTGGTGTAATAGATGGTGTTACACTAGAAGTTGGTAATAGAATTATTTTCCCTAATGAAGAAACTAGTATAGCACAAAAAATTTATACTATTGGTAGTGACGGTGGTATCCCATCGTTGGCTACATTAACAGAAGAAAGTTATACAGCAAGTATTGGTGATGTTATTAGTATTAAATTTGGTGCTAGAAAGCAGGGTGTAGAATATTATTGGAACGGAACAAAATGGTTAGAAGGTCAAAAGAAAGACAAAGTTAATACACCAATATTGTTTACAGCATATGACTATGACGGCAAGTCTTTAGATGACGTTGCTACATATCCAAACAGTGATTTCAAAGGAACAGAAATATTTAGTTATGCTCCTAATATAGATCCTAATGCAACTATAGACCCAGTATTAAAATTTCCACTTAAATATGAAAACTTTAATAACTTTAGCGAAATAGTTTTTGATAACGATTTAGAAAAAGATTTATATTCTTATATTCCTTTTGGTGGCACAAACAAAGTGTTCATGCAAGGTTACATTTATTATAAGAAAACTCTTACAAACGGTGACGAGGTAAAAGAAACATCTTGGAAGTCACAAGACAAGAAAGCAATTCAACTAGTTGAAGATAGATACATTGTAAATGACAGTGATATTAATAACAGCAGAACAGTTTGGGAAATTACTGCAAAACCAGAAGTTGATGAAAGTAGCATACAAGTTTTTGTAAATGGCAAACTAAACAATGAATTTAGTTATAACAGTACCTTTATTGCTGTTACATTTGGAACATTTACATTCAGCAAAAATGATGTTATAGACATTAAAACTAAAACAACAAGTGGTTATATCATAGACGCAAACAGAAGTGGTAGGTATGCATTACCATTAAGTTGGCACAGTAACTTAGACAATTTAGATATTGAAAGTGTTGCACAACCACAATACTTTGAACATTTTTACAAAACAATAAAAGACCAAGTTGGACTTACAGGTGAACCACTAGGCACAAATAACTTTACAGATTTAGAATTTGATTCATCTAAAGCAAACACCATTGTACAAACAGATGATGATTTACAAGTTGCGGCTTGGCTAATGAGCAATGATAAATTTAATATCAGAGATGCATTAGAATTTAACAGCAACGAATATGTAAAATATAAGAACAGACTTAAAAAAGAAATTATAAAATTCATTGACAACAATGATACAACAGGTAAAAGTTACGGTGAAATATTAGAACTTGTACTAGAAGGTGTTATAAGTTTTAATCAAGGAAAAAATGTTTTTGATTATACTTACATGGCGGCATTTGGCGACAAATACGAAGAACAAGTTGTTGTAGTAAACAATGTATTACAAAAAGCATACACATTAGAAACATATAAAGATTTATCCAAACTTGAAAACACATTATATGTGTATGAAATTGGACAGGACGGTATAGAAAAATTATTAGTTGCTGAAAAAGATTATACAGTATCAAGTACAACTACTGCTAATACTGTTACATTTACAGATAGTTTCACAATGACACTTGGAAATACATTCAAATTTAGAATGTATGATTCAAATAGGGAGAGTACACAAACTCCACCTACACCAAGTGCTATGGGATTATATCCAGCAACACAACCAGAGATTATTACAGACAATAGTTTTATAGAGCCTATTAAAGTTATTGTAGGACACGATGGCAGTAAAACAGTTGCCGCAGATGATATACATGATTTTGTTTTATTAGAATTTGAAAACAGAATTTGGAATGGTATATTAGCAGACTATAGACAAAAAGATAGTCAATATGATTTAAACATTTATTCAATTAGACCAGGACGTTTTAGAACTGACACAGGTTTAACTAGAACAACATATTATAATTTACTAAGAAGTAATTTTAATCAATTCATTACAAGAAATGATGTAGACTTTGTTGTTAATGAATATTATGACTCCAGCAATTTATTCACTTGGAACTATAACAGTGGCACAGTAAAACCTGGATACTGGAGAGGTATATTTGAAAGTTGTTACGACACAGAAAGACCTCATACTCATCCATGGGAAATGTTAGGCTTTGTGAGAAAGCCTAGTTGGTGGGATACTCAATATATCACAACAACATACCCAGATTATAGTAGTGCTAATACACCTATGTGGAAAGATTTAGAAGAAGGTATTATTAGACAAGGTGCTAGAGAAAACGTAACAAATAATAGATATAGAAAAAATAATCCGTATAGAAGAATTGGATTAAAATTTGAGATACCTGTAGATGCACAAGGTAATTTAATTGCACCTGCAAATATTATTAGCACAACAGCAACTACAAAAACTATTGATTATGTAGAAACAACTACAGGAACTGCAACAGCAAATGCTAACACATTCTTAACAAGTGTAGATGGATTAAGTGTACAAGAAGTAGACAGTGGTGCAAACATTAATATTACAACAAACAATATTATTAATCACACTATTGGTACTTTCCCAACTGACGATAATGTAAACGAATTAGGGGATAAAGAATTAACTTACACAATTACTATTAACACAGGCGACAGTACAGCAGGTGATTTTGCCAATGCTACTTCAACAAGTAGTACACCAGTTGGTATTGCTGTAAATGGAGCAAAAATATTTAATGCTAATACAGGCAACGCACATTCACTGAGCAACTCATTCACATACTCACGTCAATATAGAAATGATGTGAGTATGGATAGTGCTGGTGGATATGTTGATAGTTACGATTGCTATGGTTATGTACAACCTAGTCCACAAACAGTTGGACTAACAAGTTGGGCAACAGACAGTCATTCACCAATTGTTGGTTGGGCATTTGATGGATTACCAATTTATGGTCCATATGGTTATACCGACAGATTAGACAACACTAGTGCAATAAAAAGATTAGAAAGTAGTTACAGTTTAAAAACAACAACAAGAACAACAATAGGTGGTGCACCAACAGGAGAGTTTGTTGAAGATTATGAATATAGTGCTTCAACAGGAGACCTCGATGAATTTAATTCACGTTATGGTGTAACACCAGAGTTTCCAACAGGAACAAGATATTATGTAGCAACATTAGATGCAGATGGAAATCCAGCATATCCATTTACAGTAGGCCCTAAGTTTTTCTTTACACCTACAAGTTTAAGTACAAATGCTACAGGTACAGCAACACATGTTAGCGGTACAGAAAATTATAAATTAACAAGTGCATTGAATACAACCTTTAGTGTTGATACATCACTAACAAATAAGAATTGGAAATTTGGAGATGGTGCGCCAGTTGAAAACGCATGGAAAATTTCTGAAGCATATCCCTTTGCAATAGCAGAGGCCCTTTTACTTACCAAGCCCGGTAAGTTTGCCAGTGTGTTTGCAGAGCCAGGGAAAATAACTCGGGCTTCTGCAAACACCAACCAATTATTAGATAATACAAATTATAAACGTTACAAAGTTAAAAATGCTACACTACATGGTTCTGTAGATACAAACAATTTAATGCAAACTAACACTGGTTGGTCAACATTTATAGATCCATATATTAGATTCCAAGGATTAAATCCTGTAGAAGAATTTAGTAAGCCTTACAAAACTATTAACAGTAAGTTAGGTCATAAGATGGCTGGATTTGTAGACAAAGATACTATGACTGTGTTCAGTGACAACTATAGCACAACTGGTAATAGTTCTAGTTTGATTTTACCACAAGAAGATTTACAAGTTGATGTACATGTAGGTCCTTATGCATCTACAAATGATTATACAGGTGTATTAGTACAATTAACAGCAAATAACAAATACAAAGTATTTGGTTACAACAGTACTAAAAAATATTTTGAAATAGAAACTAGTGATGTAAACGGACCAAAAACACAAGTTAAAGTTGGTGGTGAACCAATTGAAACCGTTGCATATAATGTTAATACACAATACAATGAAGGTTCCATTATTAAAAGTGGTTACAACTTCTTTAGAGCAAAAGCAGTTGCTCCTGCAGGAAGTAATGTAACTAATACTGCAATATGGCAACGTTTAAGTACATTGCCTACAGTAGGTGGTGCAGAAGCAACATTATTTTTACAAGGCACAGGACAAACTGTAAGAGTAGAGTACGGTACAGAATATGATACTGTAGCAGAAGTATATGACTTCCTTATAAGTTTAGGAAGATTACAAAAAGCATATGGTTATGACTTTGGCGAATACAATGATGAGATTGCAGATGTAAATGACTGGGTATATTCAGGTAAACAATTTTTATTCTGGAGTATAGGTAAATGGAGTGCAGGTAATACAATTAACCTAAGTCCATTAGCAAGTAAAATTAAATTTGTTGCTCCAAGAGGAAAAGTAAGTGCCATAAAAGATATTGACCAAGGACAATTCAGTTTGCTTGATGAAGAAGGCAAAATGATTAGTGCAACTGAATGTGACATCACAAGAGATGGTCCTGAGGTTACAATAGCACACCCAACTAAACAACTGTATGGTGCATTACTTTACACTAATGAAATAGAACATAGCATATTAGTATCGAACAAAACTATTTTTGGTGATACAATTTATGACAACTTGTTGAATCAAAGACAAGCAAGATTAAAAATTAAATCCAAACGTACTGCTGGTTGGAACGGAACATTGTCAGCAGATGGATTTATTATACAAGGCGAAGAACTATTGCCTAACTTTGATACACTTGCAAGTGATATGGGCAAATACAATGAAATTGGACATGTGCCTGTACAAAAACAATTATATGAAGCAAGTAGAAGACAATACGGATATCAAGAAAGAAAATATTTAAGAGAATTTGAACTTACACAAGATGACCAATATGATTTTTATATGGGTATGATTAGAAGTAAGGGTACACAAAATGCATTAAAGATTTTGTTAAACAGTGATAAAGTTTTAGTACCAGGTAGTGTTAATGTATATGATGAATGGGCATTAAAACTTGGAGAATTTGGTGATACAGAAAATCAACAAAGTTTAGATATTAAAGTTAATGAAGCAGAAGTTAAAAATGAAAAACAACTTATTCAAATTGCTTATCCTGAAAATACAGTAAGTAAAGTTAAGGAAGTTGAAGTACTAGACAGAACAACTAAATTCTTCCAAAGACCTTTCTTAGAAATTGAACCACCACCTGCAGAGATTCCAGGAAGTTTCTCATACGGTGGAGGAACAACTGCATTAGCAACAGTTAATATAGGACAAGACGGAACAATTACAACAGTAGATGTTACAGAGCCAGGATACGGTTATACAACTAATCCGGCTGTAACAGTTATTGCGGCACAGTTATTAACAGCAAATATTAGTACAAGTTATTTACAACCGTATGCTACAAGTAATACATACATTACAAATACAGGTGACTTAACAGGTGTTGCTAACATTACAATTACAGACCACCATGCAAATTCAAGTCATTATCCAACTACTATTGACTTATCAACAGTAGCAAGTGGTAGTGCCACAAATGCACAAATGGTTGCTAATGTTGTAAGTGCTATTAACACAACGATGGCAAATGTGCCATTAGACCCAACTATTACAGCAAACATTGGTGTAGCAAGTGGTAACAGTTTAATTACAGCAAGTTCACAACGTATAGCAAATGCAACATCAGAAAACTATGTAATTACAATTAGAGGATCTGACTTTACACTTGCTGGTAGTGGTTTAGCAAACTTAGACGTAGAAGCAAAAAGATATCAGCCAAGACAAAGATTTAGTTTTGAAAGTGCTAACAGCACAACTTATTCAGATGTAAGTGTTACTGTAAATGACACAGCAACAGTTGGAAACGTTGTTGGTGGTACAGGAAATGATTGGGAGTTTGATTCAGGTAGTAGAACAACTATTGTAAACAATGCATTAGCAAGTAGTGGTAACATAAGTTATGTGTTTGCACCGTTAAGTAGAACTGATGAACTGTCAAATGCTGGTAACATAGCAACAGAAAATTTAACAATCATAGATGGAACATATCCTCACATTGATGTATTCATCGACGGGCAAAAACTAGAAGAAAGAGTTACAAATCCATTATACACAATATCAAGTATATCAGGTGATACAACAAATTCATATATTAACTTTGCAAATGTACAAGCATTACCAGGTGGTAACTTAGCCGCTGATGCTGAAATTATTGTTGATGAAAGAGCAACTATAGACTTTGTAGATGCATATCAAGGAGACTTACCAGGTGCAAGTCTAAATATTAAAGTAGAGGCAAGTGATGCCTTAGCGGCAAAACTACAACAAGTTAGAACATTTGATATTACACCAGATGACCAGTCAGACTCAACAATATTAATTGATGTTGATGACTCTAGCAGATTAATTGTAAGACCTACTGACATGTCAGAAAAAGGTTTATGGCCCACAACTACAAAAGCAGATTATACAGGTATAACAGATAAAGATTATAATCCGTTACCTAACGCAGGTTATATAAGCAAATATAATGTAGGATATCAAGCATTTGACATAGCACGATTTGATGAATTGTTTGATAGAACAACAAGACGTGCAAGTGAAATACCATTGGAAAATGATATAGTTCATTTTGCAAAAAGTGAACACGGTGAGTTTGACGTTTATAGATTAACTAAAGTTGGTGGTAATGTTTCTTATATTGAAAACAGTAGTGAAACAGGAACACTAAAATTATTTACTGATATACAATTAACAGACGTTGCATTAGACTTTAATGATGGTGGTAATGTAGATGCAAACTATGACCATACTGCAACCTACGATAATATATTAGTACTAAAAGGAAATGCATCATTAGATTCAAACGTTGCAGAATTAGTATATCAAGATGGTGAGAAGTTTTACGATACAACAATACCAGAAACAACTAAAGAAGTTGTTGCTTGGGGTAATGAACAAAGAATATTTGACGAAGCAGTTACTATTGGTAATGTAGCATATAATACTGCGAACATTAAAGACATTACAAAAATTAAACCAGTGTTAAGTGGTAATATCACTAACGTAACATATGATTCATTTAGTAACGTAAGTGTTAATGCTAATGCAGTATTGGCACCTACAACACAAACATTGGATATTTACAGAAATGTAACAGCAGATACTAGCACATATAACTTTAATGGTACACCAGCATTTAGAATTAAACAAGGTGACATTGACGGTGTTAAAGTAGGACACTATCTAAAATTTAATGATACAAGTTCAAGTAACTTAAACGCAAATGTTTTCCAAGTTGCAAGTGTTAATGCACAATTTAAAGAAATTGTATTGTATGCTAACAGTACTGTATTAAATGGTATTGCTTCAACAATACCTAAAGCAAATTTAAGTTTTGCAAACTATGGTACAACTTCAACAGCAAATAGCACAGGTACTTACAACGTACAAATATTTTCTGAGAAACATGGTTACACAGGTGATGAAACAATTAAGTTTTCTGGACATAATTTAGGTAAAGCACAAGGTACAGCATTTACACCAACAGATGTTACATTAAACACATTCTTCGTTGAAGGTGTAGCAAGTGGTAACACAACATTAGATGTAACTGACAGCACTCAAACAATGGGACTAGTTAGTGATACTGTTACAGTAAGCACAGAAGTATTAGATAAAATTAGTTCTGCTAATTTAATACCTGGTGCATTTATTTCTGTTACAGATCCTGCAGGCGGAAACATGAATGGAAATGTTTTCCAAATATCAAATATAAGAACAGAATACATTGAGCCACAACAAACAACAAGTTTAACATATGAAAGTGAAACAATATGGACTGACAGTTTGGCGGCTGGTGTTACAAATAGAAGAACTATAGAATTAAACAACGGATTAACAACACAATTAGATTCAGGCTTAGGACTAAAAGCAACTGGTGTTGATCCAAAACTATTTAAAATTAAAAGTGTAGAATTTAATAAAAACACTTCCATAGTAGGTTTTGTTACAGATGCAATTACAGTAGCAAGTGCTACAGTAAATGTTGAGACAACTGCTGGTATGGAAGTAGGCATGGTAATAGACAACACAGGATACCCTGCTATAGATGGTGAAAGAACTATTGCAAGTATTGTGGACAACAACACAATTACATTAGACTCTACAATTACAATAGACGAAGATGTATCATTTACTGCTACAAAAATTGTAGATGATAACAGAGTCGTAAAAGTAACATTAGATAATCCTGTAACATTAAGTGCAGGAGAAACATTAGAATTTGTTAGAGAAACACCAAGTACAACAGTTGTTGTAGAAGGTGAAAAAACAATTACATCTTTTGATATTCCAAAAGGTGATATTACAGCAAATGCAAATAATATTAGTTTTGTTGTACAAGATGCAACAAGCATTACTACAGATGCAACAATAACAGGGTTGAGTACTTTCCAAACAATTAAACTTAATAACATTGGCAAGTATTCAGACTTGAATACTGTACGAGATTTTAATACAGGAAATAAAACAATTAAGATAGATGGAGTGTACACAGGAGACATGACCATCAATGATACTGCAAGTAGCACATTAACAGACAGTAATGTATTATTGCTTACAACAGGAAATACACAATTACGTTCAGGAATGATTGTAACAGGTGGTAATGTTGCAACTAAAATTGAAACAGTAAATGGAACTGCTAATGTTACGTTAGCAAGTAATATTGCAATTACATCTGGTGCAACAGTTACTATTACAGAAGATTTATTAGGTAATGCAACATTTGTAGGTAACACAATAGAGATTACAACAGCAGAGGATCATGGTTATGAATTAGATTCTTCAGGAAACGTACAAACTGTAATAGGTGAAAACATTAGAATTTATAATTACGAGCCTGAGTACTATAACTATACTTTCCAAGTTACAGGTGTACCAACAGCAAACACAATTTATGTAGAAGGTTATGCATTGGATCATCCATATGTTGATAGTGGTGACGAATATATAAGCAAAAAAGATTTCTTACAATTTGGTAATGTTGCATTAAAGACAACACCAAGTGCAAACATTGATATACAACTTGCCAACACAATAGTAGAACAAGAAAGAGTTACATTCTTTGTAGATGACCACGAAGGTAAAATTAGAATCAACGGTGCAAACGTTGTTGTAAATGCTTTCCCATATTTGAATATGGACGAATATAAAGATGAAATTGAAAGACAACTTATTGCAAAAGCAGGTGCTGTTATTAATTCAGGCTCATTCACAATGGGACTGCCTTTGTTTGGGCCTGGTGCTGTTAAAAGAAATGGCGGAACATTTAAGAAAATGCCATACAACACACCAAAAAATCTAATTAATCCAAACTTGATACCTGGTAGTTTGCCAATAGTTCCTCCATTGTTTGGTAGTAGCGGTTTAGGCTTAAATTTTCCAACGTCAATATTTAATGCTTCAAGTATTATGGGTAAAACAACATCGAGCCCTGCAACAAGTAGTACATCAACTACTATTGCAAATACAAGTCCTACAAATAATAAAGTTAGTAACACCAGGCAACCGGCTAATACACCGCCGGCGGCTCCACCACCAGCATATACAACACCTACAAAATTTGTTACAAATAATCCTACAGGACAGAAAAAATATAAGGATCAGTTTGCAGTTGTTCCTCCAGTGGACTTTGCAACAATTAATGCAGATATAAAAATTGGTCAGAAGAAGAGAACAGATTGTCCTCCACCTCCTCCACCTCCTCCTCCACCACCTCCAAAGCCTGATATTTACTTTATCAATGACTTTGTAACATACAGTGGTAAGACAGGACAAACAGAAACTAAAAAATATACATTTACAGGTTTCAATGGAGCAGACTATACAATTAAGATGTTATTCAATATGTATAGTGCCCAGGACAGATTAGAAGTATATCAAAGTAGTTCACCTCATTCAAGAGGTAGACTAGTTGCAAGTACAAGAAACTTTAGTCAACTTACATCGCAAGAAAGTAAAGATTTTGCCAAAGCAGGTGCGGCTCATACAAAAGCGGCATCAACTGGATCATTGGGGAATGGTTTTGTTTATTACACAGGTAAATTTACATGGGTATATAATTCAGACAATGGTAGATATATTACAACAGTACTTGATAAACATCCAAAAAGAAGTATAGCATATCAATACAGCATGAATTATCCTGTGGATAAATCACAAGTGTCTAGTGCATATGGACAAAGTGTACAAGGACCAGGCATACCAGGAACAGGTTGTCAAGTACCTAGTCCGCCAGTTGTTGCGAAACCACCACTTACACCTAAGCCAAAAACAATAAACATGAGTTCATTTTTTAATTTTTCAGCCATACCGGCTATTGGACATTTTGGTTATGGACCTAATGGTGGTAGTTTAGGAGGCATGTCAGCACTAAACAATATTGGTGGATTTAATCTTAACAATATGCCTAAAATTAATATTCCTAAAATATCGACTTTAAAATCAGTCTCTGTAAAATCAACACCTACAGTTGCACCAAGTGTAGGTTCATACAGTAATCAAGGTGCAGGGTTTGTAAACTATGGTGGCGGTGGTGTAGCAGGAATATCATTCAACATTCCTCCAATTAACACAACAACAACTGCTCCTCCGGCTGGTTCGTCAGGTACAAGTAATCCTGGTGGCAAACCTGTTATGGGTGGTAAAATATGTACACCTTATGTTAGTGTTACGCCATTAACTAAATTTAATGGCAAGTATGTTGCACAACCTCCAGTACAAGTTCCAGTATGTCCTCCTAAACCGAGACACAAAATTTGTGGTAATACATTCCCGGTTGGTAAAGGTGACTCATTCACAATAAATGGTAAGAGCATTACATTGAGCGGAAGTACAGACATGAAAGTTATTGCAGATGAGATTAGAGCTCAAGCAGGTGACGAAGTTCATGTAGCAATAGACCACAACAAGTCAGGCGAAAAATGTATTAATATACAGAACATTGTCAGAGACCAAATGATTGTGAGAAATGGTTGTAAAGGTGGCGTGTTAAGACAAGTATTAGATTATTCAGTACAACGTGACCAACAAAACTGTTTCCACCCAGATCCAGATTCACAAGTTGTAGAAAGTACAAGAAGTAAAGCAAGGTCGTTTATGCTTAACGGTGTAAATGCCGCTCCGTTTGATGCAAGTACGGCAGGTGCTTTCCAAAGAGTTACAGGTGTACCTAAGTATAAAAAGTCTCCAGGTAGAACAGCAGAAGAAAATAGAAGAATAGGAAAACTTGCAAGTTTATGTGAAAGCAAAGGACAAGATTATAAACCTGGTGACGTATTAAGACTAGTAGGTGGTACACCAACTAGCGAATCAGAAACAATAAGAACAGGAGTTGTAGCATTAAGAATTGTTAATGCAGGTGAAGGTTATGAAGCAGGTGGAGTAGAACTATTAATTAATTCTCCGGATGCTACATCAATACCGTTTAGATATAATCCTGGTGAATTAGGATTTGATGAAAACGGTGGACTTAAAGGTGTTAATGTTGACACAGATAAAAGTTCTCCAACATATGGTGATGTGTTACCAGGAGGAGTTCCTGGTGCAGGTATGATACCAATGTTTAAAAACGCAAAAGGCGAATTAGAAAGTGGACTGTACTTTAAGAAGAGTGCTCCTACAATCACAGTTAAAGGTGGTGGTAGAGGAGCAGTTGTAGTTCCAGTATTACAATTTGATAGTGACGACATGCACATTGAAAAACCTGCAGTATTTGTTGTTACAGAAGTAGACGACCAAGGTGGTATTGTAGATTTAAGAGTTATAGATAGAGGAATATATGAACAATTCCCAAGTGACCTTGACCAAGGTGTGCCTTTAGATTATCATGTAAACAGAGAAGTACATGATCCAACTCAAGTAAAATCTAAATCAAATACAAAAATTGGTGAAGCAAAAAATAGACCACCACATGGCGGTAAAGGACAAGGTAGAGGTGCTAGAGTATTCTTAACATCAAGAGCATTACCTGACTGTTCGCAAAAAGGTAATGCATTAAATGACTTAGGTATTCCAGAAGGTGCTATTGGACCAATCTCCGATGCAGAACAATTTGCAGACAACTTGAACAAATGGGCTCCATACGGACCAGATGGATTACCGTTGTGGAATGCAAGTATTGAAGATGATGACGATGGAAATCCAGGACTAGTTATTGATGCTCCAAACTTAGATGGATTAGAGTTTGGTGATGAATTAAATCCAGGATTACTAGATGATATAGGTATGTACGGTGGTGCATACACCAGAGATAATCCATTAGAAGTTGATTTAGCAGATACAGGAATGGGAGGCGGTCCTAATGGAGATGGTACAGGATTAAGATTTACATCGCCTGATGGTGGTGACTTTAATGTTGATATGGCTAACAACAAATTAGCAAACAGAATGGACGGCGCATTATATCAATATGACTTGATAGATATATTTGGTAACAGCACAAACTTAGTAGGCAAGGATCAAAAAAATGTTACAACACTTAAATTAGATAGTTTAAGATACAGTACTCCTCCGGCAAACATAGCCACTATGGCAAATGTTTGGGTTGACAACTATGATGCAAATGGTTGGGCATACTTAGAAAGTAATACAGTTATTAGACATCAAGAAAAATTAATTGACAGTAAGTTTTTAACTGATGTATTTACATATGATGATGAAAGTGCAGAAAAAGAATTTGATATAGATATCCATGATCCATTCAAAGGTGTTATACCAGGATTCATAGATAAAGAAATAGACTTCAAGAGTGATATAGATCCTTGTATATATGATCCTGTCAAACAAGAATGGGGTAGTAAGCAAGTTGGTAGAAGATGGTTAGATACAAGCCAGATGAGATATGAATGGTACGAGCAAGGTGCAGGTACATACAGTACTTTAGGATACAATAACCAAGAACGTGCATTGAATTGGGGTAACTTATTCCCTGGTAGTGAAATAAACATATATGAGTGGGTGGAAAGTACTAATCCACCAGAGTTGTATGATGGCGAAGGTGTGCCTAATAATATATTCTTATCTGAAGTAAGAGGAAAAGACCAAGACGGAAGACCACAAACATATTACTACTATTGGGTACAAGGCTTAACAGAAGTCAGCGACATGGCTAGAAGTAATGCTGGTAAAGGTCGTAGTATTAGAGATTTAGAAAGATTATTAGCAAACCCAGAAAGTCAACGTGTACCTTACTTAGGATTAATTAGTCCAGACGGTGCAGTTGTAAACACATTGGGTAGTTTAATCAGAACAGAAGATAGTGTATTAAGTATTAACTTCAAACGTAGAGAAACAGAAGCAAGTGAAAAACACACTAGTTGGAGTCTTGCAGGTGAAGGTGATACAGATATTACTATACCAGATAATTTAAGTGTCAAACTTATAGATAGTTTAGCAGGTTACAATGCTATAAACGAAGTTGTGCCTGCTAAAGGATTAAGTTCAGCAGAACGTTTTGGTTCCAAGTTTAGACCAAGACAAACAATGTTCTCAAATATTAAAAATGCAAGAAAACAAATGCAAGAAGCATTAAATGAAACTTTTGCAGAATTAAAAATGGACTCTACATTTATTGATTGGAGAGATAACTTGCCAACAAGTACACCACATTTGATTACAACAGATTGGTATGAGTTGTTGAGAACTGATGCTACAACTAATAGAAAAATTTATTATGATGACAGTTACAAACCATTAAGAAAAGTAACTGACACAAAACAATTCCAAATACTACAAAATGTATTGGATAAAAGTATTATACAAGTACAAAAAGATTCAACATCAAAATATAGTTTATACGAGTACAGCAAAAAAGATAACTCATTCAAACTAATTGCTATGGAAGACCAAACAGTTAAATTTGCAGATTCAGTTTGGGAAGATGGTCAAACTTTAACATTAGGACAAGAGATTAGAGGAATACTAAATGCATTGTATAGAAATGTATTTACAGGAACATACAGTGAATATTGGAACAAGTTTTTCTTCAAGATGCTTAAACATGCATACGCAGAACAAGGCGAACTTGATTGGGCATTTAAAACAACTTACTTGAAGATTGTTAAACGTGAAACAGACCTTATACCATTTAAAGGATTTAAAGTTGATAACTTTGATAAAGCAATACAATACTTTAATGAAGTTAAACCTTACAGTAGTAAAATTAGAAACTACAGTGATATCAAACAAACACCTATTGAAAACTTAATAGGTAGTACAACAGACTTTGATAGACCTCCTTATTATGATGAAACAAATAAGACAGTTAGAATATTAGAAGATAGTGTTCCTGCTGATGTAACTATTAGAGATTCTGATAAACAATATGCTGGATTTATTAGTAGTAATGCCGCAATAAGAACTGCAAATACACAAATTGTATTTGATAGAACTAAATCAGATATGTTTAAAAACAGCAGTGGTGGTAAAACACAAACACTAATTGGTGATGGTGCTACTAACGGATTTAGTTTTGATATTAAAGTAGAAGATACAAATAGACTGCAAGTGTTTGTAAACAACAGACTTATACCTCAAACAAGCACAGGTAATAGCACAACTGTAACAAACTATACATTGGATACTACTAACAACTTCTTAACATTTGAAAATGATATGAGTCTTAATCCAGCAGTAGGTACTCCTGCAAATGGTGATAAGATTGAATTAAAATACTTTGACGGTTTTGATCCTTCATTAGAAACATTAAATGTAAGTATTGCAACTAACATTGTAAACATTGAAGCAAACAGTAATGCCAATATTGCAAACGTGAGAAGTCCAAACTGGAGTGCCGCAGAAAGAATTTGGAAGTTTGATCCGGATGTTAGAAGCAACATTACATCAGTTGTAGATACAATATACGGTACTGGTGCTAGTGCAAATGCAAACATAATGCAAAACGTTAGCATTATAACAAGTCTTATTGACAATGGTAATTTAAAAGTTGCAACAGACTTAGTTAAAAGTAAAGTACATGCTACATTCCAAGGCGAAACTATTGATGCAAGTACATTTAAAGATGAAGTTCCAGGACAACATTCAACATACTTCTACACAGACACCAGAGGGTTTGATACTTATGCATGGGATAGTGGAATGTATGATAGAGAAGTTGAAGTAGACAACTATGTAGGTGTGTTCAATGAAACAACACAAGGTAATGTAAACTTCAGACGTGATGACGAAACTATATACGGATTTGATGGTGTAACATTTAGTAAAGCAACATATGGTCCAGACAGACCTGAAGAACTTGCAGTTGTACAACCTTTAGAAACATTAATATTTGATGTTACTACACAAGGTAATACACAAATTAGTGATGTAAGTACAGACACTAGATATATTATGTTTGCTGATTTATTTGGTAATACAGAATATTATAGACGTAACGTAGAAGCACTAACAACTACAACAGACGTATTAAATATTTGGGAAAATGAAATACTTGTAACAGATGCAAGTAAACTACCAGAAGCAAGTAGTATTAAACGTGCTGTAATATGGATACAAGGCGAAAGAATAGAATACGAAGTTAGAGACACCGTAAACAATAAACTTACAGGTATATACAGAGGTACTAAAGGTACTACACCTAACACACTTATACAAAGTGGTGCAGGAATATACAACGGTGAGGAAACAGAAAACATAAGATTAAGAAATACTGACGGAACACTAGTACGTGATCCGGAAGATTACAACTGGATTAAACCAGTAGAAATTTACAATAACCAAATCCCACTTGATGAGAATTGGGACCTAAGTGGTAGTTTCACTGCTTATGGTATTACATACGATGATTTAAGTGGCGGTGCTAATGTGAGATATCAAGGCTATGATGCTAGTTGGGATGGCACAGGTTCAGTTACAACAGAATTTGCAGACGGAACTGTATTAGCACACGATGTTGATGAATCAACAGGTTGGGATTCAGGTGAACAAGGACTTAAGGACGCAATAAGTTTAACAGATAAAGGTACAGTTTTACAAGCGAACAGTAGTATTATCGACTTCTTGCAGAATTTCGATTAAGAATTAAAACATATTTTAACAAAAAGTGATAAATAACAACATGAACGAAAGCATAGACAAACCGGAAAAAGAAGAATCTAAAGTGGACGATAAAGCCGGCATCAAGATGTCGGGGCATATTTTAATTAGAGATGCAGAAACTAAAGAGGAACTTGTAAACAAGAGAAATGCTATTCACTATGGTAACATGGCGAATATGATAGCAAATGCTCTTACAAATACTTCCGGTGCTTACATTCACTATATGGCTTTTGGTAATGGAGCAACATCAGTTGACTCTGCTGGTAAAGTAATTTACAAAGCACCAAGAGTAAGTGAAGCCTATGAGAATAGTGCAACACTATATAGTAGAACATATCAGAAAGTAATAAGTAACAATACAGCAACAGATAAAATTGAAATTATCCCTGGTGCTAGTTATACAGATTTAAAAATTACTTGTACATTAGGTTATAACGAACCTTCAGCACAAGACACTTTTGATACTAGTACAACTAACGAAGGGTTATACGTTTTTGATGAATTAGGATTGTTAAGTTATGCTACTGATCCAAATGACAGTACTATGCTTACGCATGTGATATTTCACCCAGTTCAAAAGAGTGCAAACAGAACTATAGAAATAATATATACTGTGAGAGTGCAGTTAAATTAATAGAGGAAATTAAGAATGACATATTCAGTACAAAATACAGATGGTTCTAGAACCATTAACGTAGCCGCAAGTCAGGTTAACTCCTCGTTTTCAGTTGCACTGGTAGGTAGAAACGTTTCAGGTTATGGACAATATTTTGTTCAAAACTCAATCAGACATTTAGAAAACTTTGCCAGTACATCAGCACCAAGTGATTCAGTTCTATTAACAGGACAAATTTGGTACGATAAAAACGAGTCAGTTATGAGAGTATATGACGGCTCAGGATGGCGAAGAATGAGTCCAACAGTTAGTGCAACTGCTCCTACAGGCGGCGTAGCATCAGGCACAACTTATTACGACACAAGAGATGACAAATTAAAAATACATAACGGCACAGCATTTGTTGAAGCCAGTTATGCAGGTGAAGTTAATAACCAATACTCCAGTGAGAGTTCAATTGGTTCACCAACCAAATATGGTACAAGATTAAGAACAATGTATATTCCAGATGATACTGGAGCATACAGAGCCGTACTTGCATTAATGTATGTAAGTGACGGAACAGGAACAGCAGGTTTCACAAACGGTGAAACAGTAATGGCTATATTCAGTGACCATTCCACATTTACAGTTAACCAAAACGTTGCTGTAAGAGTTGAAGAGTTAGGCGATGTATCTTTATACAACGAATTTAATGACGCAACAGATGGTATAGGTACAAGTATTAAGCCAGGTATGAACTTGAGAAAGAAATATGCCGGTACAGCGGTTGCATTGGCAAACGTGGCAACATTCGCCGACAAGGCTAATGCAATTTATGTAAGTGGTTCTGAATATAGTGCTAACACAATATTTAGAAGTGGTTCAACAGCATTAATACCAGACACAACTGACTCAGTTACAATTGGTAACGTTGACCAAAGATTCTCAACATTGTTCATTGACACAATTCAAATAGGTGACGCAAGTTCAAATGCGGCACAATACATTAAGAAAGCAGGATCAAACGTAGTATTAGATATTGGTGAGAGTGCGGCTCCTATCGATAACATTTATGCTACAAATATTACACTAGCAAACGGCGGTGGTATTAGCGGACTTAATGTAGAAAGTTTTGGTACAAGTGGAGCACCAATCGACACAGCATTTATTAGTAATGTTGCTTCAGGCACATTCCATTTTACAAGTGCTGGTCTATATGGTAACATTGTAAACAGTGGTGGTACAACAGTTTTAAATCCAGCGGATGGTGTTGTAGCACAAGAAAATACTGCTCAAACTTTAACAAACAAAACTTTAGGTACAACATTAGCGGCTAACAACTCACAAACAATTGGTAATGCAACTACAGGCTTTGCTACAGTATTTGCATCAACGTTTGATGGTGTTAAAGCAGAACTAACAGGTACAAGTAATATTGCAGTAATTAATGGTACAAGTGCAACGTTCACAGGTAACGTTGGCGGTACATACTTTAATGGTATTGCAACACAGGCCCAGTATGCGGATATGGCTGAGATTTATTCCTCAGACGTAGAGTATGAGCCAGGCACAGTTATTAAGATTGGTGGCGAAAAAGAAATAACACAAACATTAGAACATGCAGATGTTGATGTGTTTGGTGTTATATCAAGTAATCCAGCATACTTAATGAACAGTGAAGCACAAGGACAACCAGTAGCATTAGCAGGAAGGGTTCCTGTTAAAGTAATTGGTAAAGTTGCTAAAGGTGAAAGACTAGTATCTAGTGACGTACCTGGAGTTGCTTGGGGTGTAGCAGACGAAGATGTAGACATCAAAGCAATTATTGGTAGAAGTTTAGAAGATAAAGAAGACGGTGACCAAGGAGTCATTGAAGCAGTAATAGGTATTAAATAGGTAAATAGTAGTATTACAATAGGAGTATAATATGGCATCAGGAAGTTCATTAACAGTATCAGGTGGTACTAACATGACACAAGTTGTTGCAAGTACAGATAGTGTTGCACCAGCAGATTATGATAACATGGTTGCTAATGTTTATAGACAACTTGGCACACCAGCAGATGTTACATTAGGTACATACACAGCAAGTAGCACATATGGTTACAACCAGTCTACTGGTAGTTTAGATGCCGCAACAGGTGAAGTTATTAATGCAAGTAGCACAGATAACGGATACAAAAACTTACAGGACGAAGCACAGGCTTTAGCAACATTTACAGGTGTAAGTTTATTTTCCTCAAGTAGCACAGATAAATCAGCAGGTGATTCTATTACAGCAAGTGATTGGAATAACTTAATGAATGATGTCAAAAGTTTATTTGATGGTAGATTTAGTATTCCAGGAAGTAGTTTAACTACAGATGCCGCAGGTTCAGATTCAAGAACAACAGGTTGGGGAAGTTCATCAACTCCAGAAATCACACATGAATTTACATTAACATTTAGTAATGAAGCACATGCTAGAGGATTTTTCAACTCTGGTGGTGAAGTATTATTTACAGGTTCAAGAAGTGGTGGTACATCAGGAAGTAGTGCAGGAACAATTGGTTCTCAAAACACAAACTGGACTAACTTATTAAGTGCTATGGGTACATTAACATTTAACTTAAACAACTTAACAAGTTCTGGTTCAACAGGAACAAGTGCAAGTAAAGGCTTCTATGAATTATCAACATCTTATCAGCAACTATATATTAAATATGGTTCAGGTAGTTATGCAAGTAACTATTACAAAATAGAAGGTAAAGTAAACAGCACAACTGATCCAACAGTTGTAACTTTCAAAGTAACAATGAGAGATGACCACGCATTAGGTGATGGTCTTGGTCCTGACGGTATTGACGGTAACGCAGATGATAGTGACGGATACGTTGATGGTGTAGATGGAACAATCACAAGTACAATACAAACTAAAAGAGCAAACAACGGTGTTGTTGTAACTGCTCCTACTTTTAGTCAAACAAGCGGATTATAATAGACACGGACGTCTCAACAGAGGAGACGATATATGTGGACTAAACCAACGTACGAAAACATACGTTTAGGATTTGAAATCACAATGTATGTAAAGAGTGTTTAAATTTAAAGCCAGTTCAAGTAACTGGCTTTTTTTATGGCAAATAAATATGTAATATGTCGTCTAAACTAACAAAAGCACTCGAGTTCGCGAATTATCGTACTACACTAAACATACAGCACAATAATTTAAAAGCGAAAGTACAAACACTATTAAACTATAGCATTAATGGTGGTACATTTGAAATATCTCAAACACTAATATCTTTTGTAAAAGTTTTAATCGACCAAGAACAAAATAAAGCAGTCTTATTAGACATTTACAACAATCCAATTGAAGTAGAACTTCAACCATTCTTAGAGGAAATTATATCACGTTACTTTGAAGCAACAAATGAGTATCATGCTGAATATCAGAAGTTACGCAAAAGCAGAAAAGTGCATAAGTTGATTGATTTAGATATTGATGATACATGATTATATATTTGATGTTGACGGAACATTAACACCTAGCAGAGGTTCAATAGATCCAAACTTTTACAAAGAGTTTTTAAATTTTTGTTATTCACATAGAGTATTTTTAGTTACGGGCAGTGACAGAAATAAAACTATAGAACAAATAGGACAAGAAATATACGATGCATGTATGCGAGTATATAATTGCAGTGGTAATAGTCGTTGGGTAAGAGACAAAGAATTATATTATAGTAATTGGGAGTTGCCTATCGATGCTAAACAATGGCTAAATTTTAAATTAGAACATAGTCCTTTTGAATTACGCACAGGTTTACATTTTGAAGATAGAACAGGCATGTGTAATTTTAGTGTTGTAGGACGTAATGCAAATCAAGAAGAACGCAAACAATATTATTACTACGATTGTAAAAGTAAAGAAAGAGAACAAATTGCAAAAGCATTCAACGAAAAGTTTCCAAATCTACAAGCAGACGTAGGTGGGGAAACAGGTATTGATATATTTGAAAAAGGTTGTAACAAGGCACAAATATTAACTGAATT